TTCGCCGGGTTGGTCGTGGCAGCCATGTCCGGCCAGGCGTGGACCGAGTTCATCTTGCCGCGCCCGCCGTCGGTCATGGAGTTAATCATCAGCAGCAGATGCCTGGCCCGGATCGGCTGAATCGCCCGCGTCCAGGATGTGCCCTCTATGGTTCCGCCCAGGCTGATTTCCGTCACGCGCGCCCCCGATTCTATCAATCCTTGGTCCCAGGCCACCTCTAATCTCACACTGGTTAGCGTCTTGCTCAGGTACTTGACCGCTCGGTAGCCGCCGATCGGCGGAGGCTGCCCACCGAATAGGGGCGGGAAAATGTAAATCAGGCCGCTGTTGGGCCAGCCGGTGGTGCGGTCAATGGGAATGACCGTTGTGCCATCGCCGATGTCGGCGGTAGTCAGACTGGCCTTGCCGCCGGTCACGTCACCGATAGCCGTCCATTCGGTCTGCCAGTCAGTGTCGCCGGGCATCAACGGGTTCTCTATCGTGCTACCCCACCAGTTGTAGTCATCAGGGAGCGGGTAGCGTTTCCGGTTCCAGCCGATGACGCCAATGGGCCAGGCGTCGTGTTTCACCCCCAGCGCGTCCAGCGGGTAGAGGCGTGTCCCTGCCGGCACAAGTCCTCCGGCCCAGGCCGCCGAGAGGGTGAGCGTTTTGTCGGTCTTCGTAGTGTAGGCCACCTCGGTCGCCACAATCAAAACCGATTTCTCCTTGTCGGCATAGAAGCCGTTGGTATTGTTCACCTCCGCCGTTGTATTGCCGTTCTCTAGTTGCTTCGTCAATTCGCAGGTAAGCGTCGGCATCTGCACGTCGGCCCAACACACCCGGTCTGCAACGATGTTCCCTTGTTCGTCGGTGTACGCCTCTTTGCGCCCCGGCACAGGCAGCGCATCCCCTATCCAATCGCCGGATGAATCGCTGTCACCGCCTACACTGGGATCTCCAATACCGCCGCCGAGCGGAGTGCGTTTGATACTCTTGCCAGCGCCGGGTAGTTCTACCCGCGGCCCCGCCCATTTGCCCGCCACTGTGTCATTCTCTGCCGGGCCCACGCTGGTATAGGATACCCGGTCTATCTCTACGTAGCCCAAATCGTAGAACCATTGGAAAATCACCACGCGACCGGCTACCGTGTCCATGAGCAGGTTGTTGTTCTCCGGCCTTTTCTGGTCGCCCTGCCAACCGAAAATCTTACTGCCAGGTTGCAAGGTGAAGAGCTCGTCAAACCTGCGCCGGTTGGGGCAGAGGATAAAGAACTCGCGCGAGCCAATGAGTGATCCTTGCGTATCCGTGACTTCGCCCGACTTCTGGATGCCCGTACCTGCGGCATGGTCATTCCAATCCGCCGAGTTGGGTCGGAAAAATGTCTGCGGGCTTGTCTGGTCGGCCTGGGCAACCATCATCTCCTGGTCAATCCTGACTGACTTACCCGCCGAGAGATTGCCCGGATTGGTCACGGCGGCGGTACTGTGATAACCCATCGGGGCAACGTTGGGCGTCCCATAAAGCGCATCAATCAACCCGCTTCCGCTCGGAACCCATCCCTGACCGGCTGCATCCGTCTTCGGGAAATCTACCCAACCGGTGAGCGCATCGTTCCGGTCGTAAATCTCAACGTGGAAATCTATGAGGTCCTGACCGTTCTCATGGATGCAGACGATCTCCATCCACTGGTGGTCATCGCTATAACCCGCCGGTGGATTGACGTAGACCTCCGAAATCTTGATGCGCGGCTGTAGGGCCACCGTCAGCGGGGTGAACACCTCCGGGTTGGCCGTGGGGATATTGTTCCAGATGACCGGCACCGCATCATCGCCATCCACCAGGTTCTGCGCGTTGTTCTCCGGCACGCCCAGAAATTCGCCCGTGCCCGCCTCTAGCGCCATGTCCTGCAGGAGCGGCGAGGTTGTCATCGGCTGGTTCAGGCACAAGTCGGTGCGGCTCAGGATTTCCGGCTCTGCCTCCTTTTTCTCTACGTACTGCGAAACGCCTTCCACCAGGGCAGTCCAGGCAAACTCGTTACTGGCGTCGCCGTCCGCCTTCTTGTTTTTAACATACCCTAACCAGGCCACGCGCCAGTTAGACCAACTGTTGGCGTTCTCGTTATCAGGGTAGAGCCGCCAAACACAGAGAAGGGCGTGCTCCTCCTGGATGTAGCGGCTATCCCAGGAATGGCCGGCCAGGTCCGCAGTCCATTTTGCCACATCGCCGTCATCTATCTCGTGGAAGGCGGTTCGGTTATCATAGATGCTGGCTGTTATCTCTACCCACGGCGTACCGATGGCATCCGGGTCAATGGTGGTGGCCCAACCCGCCGAGTAGAGTGTCGTGTCCACGTTCGGCCAAAGGTTCAGAGTGCCGAAATAGCGGCGCTCTACGTCATGGCCGCTACTCTCCAAGCGCAGCATCTGGCCGGGGGTTAGGTAGATGGTCATAGGTATTCCGTATTAAGTGTACTCACTATGTGGTGATGTCCACCAGACTGATTATTTCAGCCACCACGTCGTGATAATAGTAGTTGCCATCGCCATGCCGAATAACGCGTGGTTTAGACGGCCAGGCGAGATAGCCTTCGTAGACGCGCCAACCTGGCGTGCCCCGCGTTTGCTCCAATTCCACATCGGCAAATACATAAGCCTCAGACTGTGGATCAACCCCGCCGTAAATGCTCATCAGGTAGTTGTATTGCGTGGCCGTCATCGGCACGAAGGGGAGGCGCTTGCGCGGCTTGCCGAACATGCCGTTAGGTCGCCCCAAGCCATCCTGTGCGGTTGCTTTCGCGTATTCCACGCCCTGTCCCTCGCTGCGCAGTAGCCCGCCCAACGTACCGGCAACCTCGGTGTACCAGGTAGCCGACGAATGGGCTTTGAGCCGGAAGCCGCTGGCGGGGCTGGTCATAGGTACTCCGTATTCAGTGTATTCACTACGGTATAGCCTCCAACGCCTCAGCCTGCATCCCCAGCAGTTTCGTCAGCATTTGATTGAGGAAGTCCCAATTGCTTAGGAAAGCATAGGTGAACGTATCGCGCGAGGCGCGGCCCAAGTCGGCGAAGTGTTTCAGCAACCGGCTGCCATTGGTGTTTATGTCCGCGATGACCGCATCGGCCAGCGGGTCAATAATCCTGACCGTCTTCAGCGGTGCTTCATAGGCCGCCTTAGCGCCCGAACCGGCCACGCCCGCCGCCGCGGTTTGATCGCCCAGGGCTATCCTGACGGTGGCAGCGGAAACATTGAGGCCATCCAGGTTCAACTCGCTCATAATCTCTTGCACCAGTTGATCCATGCGCTGGTTGCCTATCAGGATTTCCCGCACCCGTTGCTTGGCCGTTTCCTTGTCAATCAGTTCGGGGCGCAAGCCGAGTTGGAATTCTCTGAGTAGCCGCGCACTGGCGGCCACAACGCTCTTGTCGTCTATCAAATCTTCCGGCTTAAACAGTCCCTTATCCTTGAAATAGCCAACCCACTCGTTGTGCAGCCCGTTCGCCATAACCGCGGCCAGGCGTCGTGCATCTTCGTCGGCGGTGTCAACATGCAAACCCAGGCGATCCAGGATGTTGCCGGGGTCGCCCTCAAAGGTAGGCTGTAAAACCTGGTCAATGGCGGAACGCATGTTATCCCGCACGTCTTCGGCGGCTTGTTCGCTGGCATCGGAGATACCCTTGTAGTAATCAATCCAGTTCTGCGCTCCCCGGTTGAGGCGTGCTGCCTCTACGGCAGCCTGGAAAGGCGTGAGGTCCCCCGCGTTGGCCGCTTGCGCATAAGACTCCGCCCCCATCTGGATGCCTTGCAGAAGTTCTTCTGCCACAACCATGCTTATGTCGCCATTGGCAACCGCTGCGGCCAGATCCGACACAGCGTTATCAATCGCGCCCCTTGCCTCTTTCAGGGCCGATTCGGGGTCTACGGTGGCCTTGAATTTTAAGAGGTCGCGAATTTCTGCCGCCGTGCGCTTGAGTGGGGCCAGGAGTTTGCCAGGTGAGCCAGCGCCCCATTCCACCGTCGCCTGCAGATCGGCCATGCCCGCCTCAAATTTCAGGTTCTTGAAATCTTCCGGCGAGAAACCAAGCCGCTTCTCCGGGTAGATGGTAAAGCCCATCCGGGCGATGCTCTGCTGGCGCATTTGCTCATACCAGCCGAACGCCTTCACAAACCGAGTTACGTAATCTTCATAGGATGAGGCCGATTGCGCCATTGCTTTTTCGTCGGTCGTGAATAGTTCTACGAATCCGCCCACAGCACCAGAAAGATTACCGATGAAGGGGGCTATCTTGAGGGCTAGTAACTGGGATAACTGGTCTTTGAAGTTCTGGACTTGCGCTGCCGCGCGTTCAAAACTGGTCGCGCTATCATCGGCTAGGCCACCTGCGGCCTCCATCTGCGCGTTGCCCTCCCGCAGCACACTATTGAAAAGTACCTGCCGTTTCTCTGCCGCACTTAGGGCCTCGGAGGTCTTGCCGATAGAGGCCGCATACTCGGCGAACCGCGCCTCTGCATCCACCACGATGCCCAGGTTATCCAGGATAAGCGGCGACATGCGCCCGATGCCGGTCACGATGTCGGAGAACGCCTGCTGCGTGGAGAGACCCAATGCGCGGCCACGAAAGGCGGCCACCTCCAAGAGGTTTGCCAAGTCGCCCGCGCTGGTAGAGACGCCTAACATCATCGCGCGGTTGGCGGCCAGCATCAGGTTGGCGTCGGAGATTGTGCCACGGGAGGCATCGCGGAGTTGAGCCAGCGTCGCCTCGCCGCCGCCCGCGGAGGCCCAGAGAATATCAAAACTGGTGGATAGGCGCTCTGCCTGCGCGCCCGTCTCGGCCAGGCCATAGATTGTGCGGGCGAGGTCAGCGGTCAACCCCACGAGTTTCGCGCCCAGGAAGACCGCGGCCCCGGCCACGCCTAATCTCATAGCATGGTCAACCATACCGAGGCCGGGGATAGTCTGCGCGGCGGCCTGGCGTAAACCCGATAACTCGGATTTCGTCGTCGTCAGCGCCGCCTTCAATCCCTGGTCGCTGGCTCCCAACGTCACGAACCAGCGGGCAATCTCACCGGCCATGTTGGAGCCTTATCTTGTCCGCCTCTACGCCAGTGCGGAACTCTATGACGTCGTTCACCACCTTGATGCCCTCGCGCAATTTGAGCACGTCTCCCTCGCTTAGTTCGTTCTCCAACTCGCCCAGGCGGTAGTTAGTTCCCAGGAACTGGTTCAATGCTCTGATTGTTAGCGCGTCCGCCATGAGTGAGGGCAACGGCGGCCTGTCCGGATTGCTGGCGGGCAGGTTCAGCGCGCCGACCAAGTTGTCCACGAAACGAATCCACCGCGACGGTGACGCGCTCCTCCCGCCGGGCCATGAACGCACTGCGCCCAAACCAGACGATTTGCGGGTCGCCCTGCTCCTCAAAGGCCTCCAGACCCTCTACCGTGTTCAGGGCGTACTTCTCACTCCCGATCTGGCACTCGCCCAGGAGGTGTGCGAGAGCGGTCAGGAACACGCGGTCAAGGCCTGCGCGCTTGCGGTCGCGTATCTTGCTGGCGTTCTCGTACTTGGCGGCCAGTTGCGCGCGCTGCTCGCTGTCGTCCTTATCCACATCGGAGAGCGCGCGCAGATATTCCGCCGTTCGCAGTTTCCAGGTTGCATCTTCCTCAATGAGCGCAGTCCAGGCAGCGGCAAAGGCGCGCGTTTCCGCGCCGGTAGGATTGGTACGAATCTCAACCCAGCCGCTTTTGTAGCCCAGGTCGTCTAACGGAACTTGCTCAAAGAGGGGAGTCAGTTTGATACCCATATCACACTTTCTTACAGAGTACCCGGGATCCACGGCCCATCTATCGTGTGGAAAGTCAGGGAGTATTGCTGCCCCTGGCGGAAGGGAGCGCCCAGCCGCCGGTTGACGATGGTGGCCGAGGCGTGCCGGATGTAGGGATCGCCAGAAGATGTGCCCTCGTAGAAGAGTTGCAGGGTGCCCGCGGCCGTGTCAGTGTCAAAGGTATAGTGGCTGGCAGACGCGCCTCCTGGCATGAAGCCAGTTACAGTTACATCTACTTCTGCATCTTCCGGCAGATCGATCAGATAGGTCATTCTTGTATGACCGGAACTGGTTACATCTACCTTGCCTATGCCGCCCCGCTCCTCATACGGTTGCTCAGTGATGTTGAGGAGCGTGACGCCTTTGTAGACGGCCACCATGTTGCCGCCCGTTCCGAGAAATTCACCGCTCATAATCTTGCCTCACTTGTGTGCTGCATGAACTTCGTAACTACCCCCCACGTTCCACCAACCGTCTGGCGCACGAAACTCTATGCGCGTCGTGCGGCGGAACGTGAGGTTATAGGTTGTCGTCGCGACGCGGTAGTTGTGCAAGAGCGCATGGGCCTCTGCTACGGCTGCTGTTGCGCCGTCCATATAGTCCGCGTCGTCATGTACTACCACGTCGTAGGTTAGAATGTCAGTCTCGCTACCGGCAGAATCATCCTCGCGGCCAGACACGAACCGGAACACCAGGTAGGGTGCTACCTGTCCCTCCGAGGCGTGGTCAGGAAATACACCACCGGGAATGAGGGCCATGAGAGCCGAGCCGCCGGTAAGCCGGGAGTAGATGGCCGCCTCTACCTCCATGAAGATGTTTGCTGATGGCATGTTAGCGAGCCAACCCTGCTATCGTGTTGCGAATGTCTTCCACGAACCGGGGGCCTTGTTCATCCAGCGATGGGCGCATGAAGGGCCGCGGCTTCGTGCCGGGATGCTCTACCCGCTTGACCGGATGTTCTGCGCCTTCCCAGAAAAGGGCCTGTCTGTTCTTGGGTAGGATGGTATGCGGCTCTGTGCCGAACTCAATCCACGGCCCTACCTCTGACTCCGGCCCCACCTGCGCCTCCGCGCCGCCCGGTACGTCCTTGAATTCGGCCTGGATGCTCTCACCGGTATGACCCGTGCGCCGGTTGACGACCTGGTAGAGTTTGACGCGCATGAGGGCATTGAGTTGCTCGCCATGCCGCCGCACGATGCGCGGGATGAGTCGCCCGGCTAACTCCGCCTGGATGCGGTCTAGTTTGGCCGTATCTATCTTGACCTCTACCATGTTTGTCATAGCGGCTTCGTCTTGAGCGGGATGAGCGTCGCGCGCGTCGCCGTGCGCTCCGACTCGCCCGCGTTGACCGACTGCACGTTGTAGACCACGTTGTTGATGCTCACCCGATTCAAGGTCGTCAGCGCCTGGGAGTAGGCCAGCGTCAGCACGTAGACCGGCTCGCCTACAACCATCTCACCGTGCAGTCCCCGCTGGCCCGGCTGGATGACACGGAAGCGGCAGAGCACGCCGGTGGCGACGGTAGTGTTCGTGTCCACATAACCGCCGGTAGAGGTGCGCGTGGTCGTAGGTAGCAAGATGGTACAGGTATCGGGTAGGTCTGCATCCTGCGCCGCGCGCTCCATCGCCAGGTCGTCAGCCGTAAGCAGGCTAGTCATTCACGCTCTCCGTGCCCTGATAGAGCGCC